GAAAGTAAATAACCATTTACCATATTCATCCAAAAATATTCAAAACTCAATTTAACGAAACAATACGTTTATAACTGGAATACGCAATTTAAATTGAGTTTGGATATATTGCTAAGAGAAAAAGTAATTAATTTAATAAAGGACACTGATTATGAATAATGGTAATACGGAATTGGATAAAAAAATCCTAAGCGATATTGTAGTACATACCAAATATGCACGACATTTACCACAGAAAGAAAGACGAGAAAATTGGAATGAACTCGTTGATAGAAACAAAGAAATGCACCAACGCAAATATCCTCAATTAACCGAGGAAATTGAAAAAGTGTATAAAGATTTTGTTCTAACAAAAAAAGTACTTCCGTCAATGAGGTCAATGCAATTTGGTGGCAGACCCATAGAACTTAATAACTCACGTGTTTATAACTGTGCATTTTTACCGATAGATTCTATATATAGTTTTTCGGAATCTATGTTTTTACTACTTGGTGGTACTGGTGTAGGTTATAGTGTTCAAAGACACCACGTAGAAAAACTACCAACGATACAAAAGCCTAATTATGATTATAATCGGAAATATGTTATTCAAGATAGTATCATAGGTTGGGCAGATGCAATAAAAACATTATTTAAATCGTATACAGGTGTAACAAGTTCACATATTGAATTTGATTATAGTGATATTCGTGATAAGGGTGAATTATTGATTACAGCTGGTGGAAAGGCACCTGGTCCTGAACCACTTCGATTAGCAATAACTAAAATTGAGGGGATGTTACGTCAGAAAGTAGATAGAAGTAAATTATCAACTTTGGAATGTCACGATATTATGTGTCATATTGCAGATGCAGTTTTAGCTGGTGGTATTCGTAGAGCAGCAATGATTTCTCTATTCAATATAGATGATATGGATATGTTATCCTGTAAATCCGGTCACTGGTACACGGATAATCCACAAAGAGGTAGGGCTAACAATAGTGTAGTTATATTAAGACATAAAATTACAGAAAAGAAATTTAAAGAGGTTTGGGAACGTATTAAGGCATCCAATGCTGGTGAACCTGGAATATATTTTACGAATGATATGGATTGGGGAACTAACCCATGTTGTGAAATTTCATTAAGGGCATTTCAATTTTGTAATCTAACCGAAATTAATATGGGTACGGTAAGTGGCCAAGCTGATTTTAATGAACGTGCAATAGCCGCGGCATTTTTGGGAACGTTACAAGCAGGTTATACTGATTTTCATTATCTACGTGATATATGGAGAAGAACTACTGAAAAGGATGCATTATTGGGTGTGAGTATGACAGGAATAGCTTCAAGTGATAATATGAAATTAGATTATGTAGAAGCGAGTAAACTTGTAAATGCAACCAATAAACAAATTTCAAAAATAATTGGAATTAATGTTGCAGCAAGAACAACATCAGTTAAACCAGCAGGAACTACAAGTTTGGTACTTGGTACGAGTAGTGGAATTCACGCTTGGCATTCTGAATTTTATATTCGTAGAATGAGAATTGGTAAAGAGGAATCTATATATAGTTATTTAAAGAAAACATTACCGAATCTATTGGAAGATGAATATTTCAGACCAACCCAACAATCTGTAATTTCAGTACCACAACGAGCACCACAAGGTGCAATTACAAGACACGAATCACCTATTGATTTATTGGATAGAGTAAAATTTATTTCTCAAAATTGGGTAAAAAGTGGGTACAGAAAAGGACAAAATAATCACAACGTATCATGTACAGTATCGGTAAAAGATGATGAATGGGATGTCGTAGGTGAATGGATGTGGAAAAATAGATTACATTACAATGGATTATCAGTACTGCCGTTTGCAGGTGGTAGTTATAAACAAACACCATTTGAGGATATTACAGAAGAACAATATTGGGAACTGTATAATCAATTAAAGGATATTGATTTAACTAAAGTAACCGAAATGGTTGACAATACCGAATTAACAAATGAAATCGCTTGTGGCGGTGGTGGGTGCGAGATATGACACAGGCACATAAAATAATACACGAAAATATAGTATATCTACCATATATGTTGAATTTAGCAGATTGTGATTATAGTAAAGATAGGACGATACTTATATCGGAGCAAGATTTTGTGGTTTATTCAGATCACGAACCAACTTATACTAAAGAAGAACTATTACAACTGAATGTAAGTGATTTAATAATTCAACCAGTAAAATAAAATGTACATTCTAAAACATAAAAAGGAAGAATTATATTTAAATCGTAGTACTAAAAACATAGTAGAATATGATATTAACAAATCATCTACTTATTTGGAATATACAACGGCAATTACAAGTTTGATGGAACTTCGAACTAAGTTAAAAATGTTCACAAAATACAATTGGTCAGATTTTGAACCAGTTGACGTAAAATTAATAAAGTTATGACAATACAAGATTTAAAAGAGTTTATAGATAATCTACCCGAAGAATTTGGAGAATTTACAATTGTAAATGCAGAAATAGGTGATGATATTGGGGATGAATTCTCATATAGATTAGATAAGCCAGTTACAACATTGGCCGTTGCTAAAGCAACTAAAGAATTACTGATTCTAAATAAATGAATAAAGAAATTCAAGAATTAGTAGATTTTTATGAAAAAATGATAAATCCACGAGAATTGACTCGTGGAATGTCATACGATGAATTCACTGAATGGGTTGAACTTGGTACTATTGAAGAAGTAGAATCTGCAATCAGTTCATTTGAAAAAGAAAACATGAATGAACATGTGGAAATAATGAAAATATATATTAAAAACAAAAAACAATAAGTTATGGCAGAAATATTGGAACATGATGTGTTGGGAAACTATCACAAATTACACAAAGCATTATACCAAGATTTGTTAGATGATAAATTAACTTATGTTGAGGCACATGAACGTTATAAATTAATGTGTGATGCAATACCAGTTGAATTTATGATTAACTCATTTGAATTAAATTTATTAATGAAAGAACGATTTGGGAATACACCTGAATGGAAATCTAATAATAAAGTATATAAAATTGATGTAGGTAAAATGCCACCTGGTGAAGAAGAAGAATATATTAAAAAAATAATGAAACATTTTAAAAAACAATAAGTTATGGGATTAACAGTAAAAAGATTTACGGCAACATGGTGTGGGCCTTGTAAAACATTAGCACCAATAATGATGACGGTTCAAATAAAGAACCCAACGGTACAATTTCAAACAATTGATATTGATGAAAATCCACAGTTAGTAGCAGAATATGGAATTCGTTCTGTACCAACAGTGATAATAGAAAAAAATGGTGAAATACTTGCCACAGTTTTAGGTGCTATGCCTGAAAGTAAATATACTTCTATAATAGATACTTACAAATAATAATGATATGTCACGTCAACTGGGTGAAAATCATTGGAATTCAAAATTAACATCAGAACAAGTAAAAGAAATCCGTAAACTATTTGATGCGGGTTTCTCTTACAAACTTATTGCCCGTAATTTCAAAATCAGTACATGGAATGTACAAGAGATTGGAAAACGCGAAACTTGGAAACATTTATAAAAAATTTCAACAAAAATTAGGATATTCGAATTAATTTTCGTATATTTGTAAAATATAAACTATAATTATGAAAAAATATACCGACAACGAATTAGAAGAAAAATATAACAAATTCATAAGTGTTATTAATCAAACATTTAAAGGTGATAGATTGGAAAAACTATTACATATGTACTCAATGGAAGAATTGGGTTCAAACTTACTATTATCACCGGCGAGTGGTAAAATTAATTATCATAATGCATACGAGGGTGGATATATTGACCACATTATGAATGTAGTTAACAACTCACTTAAAGTTTTGAAACTATATACTGATATGGGTGGTTGGATTAACTTTTCACGTGAAGAACTAATTTTTTCTGCATTCCATCACGATTTGGGTAAATTGGGTGAAAAAGGAGAAATGCATTATATACCAAATCAATCAGATTGGCATATTAAAAATAGAGGTGAAATATATACCTCAAATCCAAAACTATCATTTATGAGTCATACTGATAGAACATTTTTATTGTTGTCCAAATACGGATTACAACTTACCGAAAACGAATATTTTGCAATCAAACTTACCGATGGTATGTATGATGAAGATA